ACTCAAAATCCGATTCTGAATCTCTCCCTCTTGTAGCTGAAATTGATATGGAAACACCTGCGGTAAAAGTGAAACCTTTTATGGTAGAGTTGCAGCGTCAAGCTGCTCTTTTGCCTAAACCGTTGAACTCCGCTAGTGCTCCTCGCCTGCCTGGTGATACGCGTGGCTTGGGCTTTGCACCCGCAAGTGCAGTGCCTGAACCTGTTGTGCCTCCTACGGCATTTGATGCGCTCCGTGAATATTGGAATCAGACAGAAGATCTGGTCCATCTGAATGCATTGAAGAAGCAATGCACTGAACGTCCATGGCTACTACCAGTGGTCATGATATGTTTGTTCGCGGTTCTGTTATTGGTTGTCAAAGTACTCCATAAAACGGAACGCAAAAGCCGAAAGAAGGAAAAGTCTAAAGCTAAAGCAGAGAAGGCTGAAGCCAAGACACAGCAACCGAAGAAAAATGCTTCGGGGAAAAAGAAAGCGAAAGCTGCCCCTCCTGTAGTAACCTTTAAAAAGGAAGCGAAAGATGGTTGCTGTCACATCACAGTTGGCAAGCACAAATGTCCTTGGTTTCTGAACGGGACACCGATAGGTGTTTCTGCGAAGAAGTCATGCAACATCCACTGCGGTGGTTTAAAATGTATGCATTGGGCTGAGTGTGAGCCAAAAGAGCATCCTGCTCTGACCCCCATGCCAGCAAAGCCTGAAGCGAAAGCTGAAGCTAAAGCTGAGTGTGTGCATCAACCTAATCAGGTGACATGCAAAAAGTGTGGTTGGAAGTATGAAGGTGAGAAGAGTAAACAACGTCGCAAAACCAAAAGGACTAATACGGTAGGTCGTGGAGCGAAAGCCCATAACTCGTATCAGAAACCTGGTGACAACGACAACAACTCTATTTGGACACGTGACAATGGTGGAAACCTAGTCAAGACCAAACGGGACGACAATTTTGTTGTACCCTCTCATCTCCCGCATGCGGGATTGCTCAATGACTTCATGCATGGAACTAACGAGTCCGCTCAATTGGAGTCTGCTAAGAAATTGGTAGACGCAGTGAGTAAGGTAAAGAAGAACCTTAACAAGAAGCACCCTATAGGGAAGTGCTCTGTTTGTGGCAGTGTTGGTCATGTAGGAAAGTCGTGTCCAGACAAGAAGTCACACCCTTGTTACTTTTTCGAAAAAGGAAATTGTAAGCTTGGGGATAAATGTGAGTTCCTACATGTCGCAAAGGATAAAAATGAATCCGCGATAAATGGGAAACGCTTTTCACTTGGCAAAGTGCAAGGTGCTGTTGGACTGGCACGCATTGGCACTCGGTGTCTTAATGCAAACTTAATGTGGAATGGTGTAGTTGTGTGTGAGCACATCTTTAAGGAAGAAAATGACAAGATCAAATTCTCCTTTCGTTTGGACGGAAAAGTCCTCGAACATTCTGTAGAGAGAAAGAGCGGCAAAAAGCTTAGCTATGACCTTCTCTGGTTTGCACGTCCTGATTCTTTTAAGGATCTTCCATCGCTTCATCATTCTATGCCCGCTCCAGGGCGTAAGGTGGCATTGTTCGCCTATGATAGTGATGAACAATTCATGACAGGTGATATCAGCTTCGATGCTGGTCGCGTGTTGCGGATTGAGGACGCGTGTGACTCAATGAGTCTCTCGAGTGTATCAAAGCACAAAGTCGGAATCTATAAGCTGTCTTCGATTGACGGAAACTGTTCTGGTGTGGTAGTTGATGCCGAATCTGGCAAAGTTGTGGGTTTCCATAACGCTACCCGTGGTGGAGTTGAGAATGTCTTTCTCGCCATCACGCCGCAGATTGTATCTGCGGCAACCGGATCACCTCAGAAAAACTAGATGTCCCACTCCCGCCTGTTCCTCTTTGGGAAAAGTGGTATCAAAACTACGTAACCAAAGGAGTTTTCAAACACCGAAGCATTGAAGCTGAGGTGGAACGCGGGGTTTTAGTGGGGCGTCGTGTTGAGGGGGTGGAGTGGAAGGATCTTTGTCCAGATGATTTACCCTGGACACCGTCAAATCATTTTCATCATTATTTTGTTAAAGGAAATGTGGATTACGTCACTCGTGTCAATCGATTTGTCACGCAGGGAAAAGATGAGTCTGCACCTAATACATCTCTTGATGAGTTCTGCAAAGAGAAAAATCTCAATGTGGGATCAGCTTATCGAATGGTCATACCCAATCTGAACGCGTCTTTCAAAAGCGTTAGTAAGTACGACAAGCCTCAGCCTCAATTGAATGAGGAAAGCTGGGAGCTGTCGGGGCAGTGGACTATTCAGCATTTCATTCGACACATGGGTGGATCACGAGTACTTTCGCAAGAAGCTTGCGTTAAGGAGGTGGACCGATCAACATCGGTTGGGTATCCTATGTCACTTGATTTTCACAACAAAGGTGAATTTCTTGACAAGGGCCCATCGCACATGCTTGCGGATTTCTGGAATATGATAGGAAAGTCAGAGGAAAGAGTTATGAGGCCTATATGGACTTGTAGCCAGAAGCGAGAGCTTCGTGCTGCTGAAAAGTTGTTAGAAAATAAGATTCGCACTTTCACGGCTTCCCCGGTTGAGCACTCTGTTGCTTTAAACCGTTTCTGTCTGGATATGAACAACAAGTTCTATCTATCCAACAATAAGACTTGGTCTTTTGTTGGTTGTTCCAAATTCTTGCAAGGTTGGAATGCACTTTTTGCTCGCTTGTCAAAGCACCCGTATGCCTTCGAGCTCGATGAAAGCGAATATGACTCTAGTCTGTTCGCTCGAGCTATGTATGGCCAAATGGATATACGGTGGGCGATGCTTGCGGTGGAGCACAAAACACCGGAAAATCTCCTAAGGTTTCAACGCCTTTATGACGACATAGTTCATTCTGTGATCGTATTGGAGAATGGTGAGCTCATTCAGAAACACACTGGAAACCCGTCTGGCTCAGCCAACACGATTGTGGATAATACCATGATTTTGTTTCGGCTGTTTGCTTATGCGTGGATTGAGTTAGCGAGGGAAAAATTCGGAACTGCAAATGCTACTTCTGTGGCTGCTGCGATGAACGAAGATATTACCAAGCGAAACTATGATGGTGTGCTGTTCGGGAGCTATCAGGATTTTATTGACAATGTGGAAGCTGCCTTAAATGGCGACGACAACACGTTCACTGTCTCACAGTTGTGCGTTAGTTGGTTTAACCCAAAGTCGATTTCCCCGATATGGAGTGGCATAGGTGTCACTACCAAAACCCCTTGTGAGGAGCCTCGTGCTCTTAAGGATGTTCAATTCCTCTCGCAAGGTTTCCGTGAAGAGAAAGGTGTCTGGTTACCTGTTCCAGATACTGATCGTGTATTGTGTTCCCTTCGTTGGGGTTCGAGTGACGACGATGTTCGTTGGCACTTAATGAGAGCGTACGCGTTGCGAATTGATTCCTGGGCAAACCTTGAATGTCGCACCTTCATTCAATCATATATTGAGTGGATCTGGAATCATCCAGAGTACAAAGAGCAGTTATATGGTGAGATTAATGGTTTATCGATGTCTACAATTGATGCGATTTACAAATCAGATCCATGGTGTTGGGCATTGTATGCCGGACAAGAAGATAAGGGTTCTCCGCTGGTAAGCGCGTACGTCTCCCTTTTAAATTTTCTTAAGTCTCAGTTCGAATCTGCAACTTCAAACTCTCTTCCTTCTTCTTCTTCTTTCTCTCTCATTCAGTATTCACCTCTCTCTTGCTAATGGCTGGTCCAAAAGGCAAAGCCCAAAAGAAAGCCGCCAAAAAGGCGGCCAAGCAAAAGAAAAAGGGTGGTACCAAACTTCCAAAAACAAGTCGCCAAAAGAAAAATGGCGGTTCCCCCATCAAGTCAATACCCGGGGTGATGTCTGCGGTAACTGATGGTGTCAACGTCGGAATGGTGTGGAAAAATTCCAACCAGGTCCGGGATCACTTTAACCGTCGCTTTGAGAAAGTGACGGATTTAGTGGCTGCATCGACTGCTTTTGCGTTGATTCAGAATTTCTTCCTCAATCCAGGAAATGTGGTCTTATTTCCTGTCTTCTCTCAGATTGCTGCTACGTATGAAGAATTCATCTGTCACTTCTTGCGTTTTTGGTATCGCGGTGAAGAGTATATGGCCTCAGGGTCTAATACGTCTGCTGGAATCGTTGCTATGGCTACGAACATGGATCCGGATGACTCGACTTTCACAAATATCAGTCAGCTGGAAAACTATGAAGGCTCTGTGAGCGGTCCTCCGTTCACTGGTCACTTTTGCCATGATGTGGCAGAAACACATAAAAGTAGGGGACGTAATAAGTCTATGGGCAATCAAATGGCTCTTAACCAGTACTTTGTGTATAGTTCGGCTAATCAAGCCGCTCCTGCAAGTAGCACCTCTAAGTTCTACGACCTGGGGCAGTTTCAAGTGGCAATTAATGGTTGCCAAGCTGCCTCCCCTATGGGAGAACTTTGGGTGGAACATGAATGGACTTTAATTCGGCGTAAACAAGAAACGCCAATTGGTCAGAATGCGCTTTATGCGCATCTTCAGGAAGCACCAAATGGAACTGCTGCCACAACAACTGCTTATTTAGGCACTGGTGGCGGTTCTGTCAGAAATGGATCAACCATTCCTGTTGTCACAACCAATACTACATTTACGTTGCCTGTCATTGGCACGTTTTTGCTTGCTGCTGGTTTTACCGGCTCAGCAACTAGTATTCCAGCATTCGGCTTGGGTTCTAATTTGTCTAAACTTAGTGTGTGGGTGGACGGTGCTGCAACGTCAATTGCGTTGAATCAAAGCAACGACGCCTCCATTATGGAAGTCATTACTGTGAACTTGGCTGGAACTGGGGCAGCTAATACAATTACCATTTCTGGTCTTTCGTCATTGGCTGCTGGTACAGCTGACATCTTCATCGCTCAAGTGAGTGCTGGAGTGGTCTTTCAAAATCGCAAGCCGTCTGCAAATCAAATTGCTGATGCTTACGTAGCGTTGTGTGAACGCTTTGATAATCTTGAAAAGAGACTATCGCAGGCTCCTGTACTTGGGTTATCTTTAACCTCAGTGTCGGAGCCTGATACTCCTTGTGAAGAGATCAAGGAGACTGAGCTTGAAAGCTCAGTTCACATCTCTAAAACAGCTGCTGAGCAGTTGTTGAGGGGACTCGGCTTACGCAAGTAATTGCTAAGCTTCTCTTGCGGTGTGCGAACTCCCGTTACCTTGTCGTGGTTTTTAAGTGATGAAGTTGTCAGATAAACAACTTAGCGTTTTTAAGCTCTTTGAGTACGCACTAAGTGTGGGCCTTGGGTGCCTATCCTGGCTGAAACAAACCAGTACAGTATCCGTCCCCCCACAATATCTTGATGACCAGTTCATTTGCCACTTGGGTGGAGATGTAGTTCATCGTTGCATTTGACTTTGTTGTCTTGCTCCGTCTTTTTCGTGTCCGAGAATAAACTTCGACACACTTTTATTTCGTGTTGAGCAATGTCCATTTGGATAATAA